CACCGGCGGCACCGCCTAGTCACTAGGCACCTAGACGTGGATGGCCCCGCCTTTGCGCAGGGGGGCGGGGCCATCCACACCCCCTGCGCACACCTAGGAGAAACGGTGGCCCATGCCACGAAAGCAAGCACCCGTAATCGTTCACGCAGCGGGAATCCCGCTAGACGTGCCGCCGCCCGAGAGGGAGCAGCTGCTCCGACTGGGACTGCTGCACGAAGAATCATCTGGGCCAGCAACGCCCCCTGGACGCCCACGGGCTACGGCGAGCAAACCCAGCAAGTCACCCGGCGACTCAAGAAAGCCGGCCACGAAGTAGCCATCGCCGCAAACTACGGGCTCGAGGGCTCCACGATGGAGTGGGAAGGCCTACCTGTTTACCCTCGCGGCCTGGACGTTTACTCCAACGACGTCATCCCCGCCTATGCGATGGACTTCGGTCGGCCGACCGGGCAGCAGGCCGTCGTCATCACCCTGTTTGACTGCTGGGTTTTCAAGGGCGCCGGCTGGGACCACGTTGAGCGGGTCGCCTCTTGGGTGCCCATCGACCACTTCCCCGCACCTGCCCCAGTCATCGAGTGGCTGGCACGCCCCAACGTGACGCCCATTGCGATGTCGCAGTTCGGGCTTGACGCCATCGAGCGCCACGACATTGAGGCGCTGTACGTCCCGCACGCCATCGACACCAAGGTCTTCAAGCCGACCGAGTTGATGCAAGGTAGCGACGGCCAGGTGCCCGCCCGCACATGGATGGGCATCCCCGAGGATGCCTTCGTTATCGGCATGGTGTCGGCGAACAAGGGGCAGGTGGATCGCAAGTCCTTCGCCGAGTCATTCCTCGCGACCGCGATGGTTATGCAGAAGCACAACGACGTCTGGCTTTACCTGCACACCGAGCCGAGCCCAGCGATGTCTGGCCTTGACTTGCGGGCGCTGCTGGCCGCGACGGGCGTGCCGATGGACCGGGTCGCCTTGGCTGATTCGTACTCCTATCGGATGGGCATCCCGAAGGAAGCCCTTGCCAGTATTTACACCGGCATGGACGTGCTGCTTCAGCCCAGCCGAGGCGAAGGCTTCGGCATCCCCGCCGTTGAGGCCCAGGCTTGCGGCACCCCGGTCATCGTGTCCAACGCCACCGCGCAGCCCGAGCTTGTCGGCGACGGTTGGCTCTGCGAGGTGCAGCCCGCCTGGGACGCTCCTCAAGGCTGCTGGTTCTTCACCCCGCTGGTGCCCAGTATCGTCGACAACCTTGAGGCTGCCTACGCGCGAGGCCGGGGCCGCTCGCAGCAGGCCATTGACTTTGCCGCCAACTATGACGCCGATGTTGTGTTTGACAGGTATTGGCGGCTAGCGCTTGACGTCCTCCTCAAGCCATGAGGGTCGCCTGGGTCACGCACCACATCCCCAGGGTTGAGGAAAGGCACGAGGCCTTACTGCCTGGGAAGTATGCGGGCGGGGCGGAACGGAACACCGACTACATGGTTTCGGCGGCGCCGGCTGGTGTCGAGGTCATGTACATCGAGCCGGACGAGGCTGAGAGCGCCGCAGACGGCTGGTTTGACCGGGTAGTAGTCGGAGGCACCGACAAACTGTCTGAAGCCTCCATGAATTTCCTAGCGGCTCTCAGGCCCATCGTCTGGGTGCAGCACGCCCAGCACCGCACACCCGCCAAGGCTGACCTGTTCCGCCAGGCCTCGCGGTTCTTGACGATGAGCCGCGCGCACATGGGCTGGGAAGCCGAATGGACCGGCCGGGCCGACGCCTACATTCACTCCCCCGTACCACCCGGTCAAGTCACCCCCGGCAATAAACAGCCCTTCGCTTTATTCGCGGGCAGGAAGCACCCGGCCAAAGGGAAACTCAACGCCCGCATTTGGGCGCAGCGCCACGGCGTCAAACTCGTTGAGTTGGAGAACGCCCCGCACGAGGTCGTCCTAGAGCACATGGCCCGCGCCCGATACTTCGTCCACCTCCCCAAGGAGCGGGACGCCTGTCCACTCGTCGTCATTGAGGCCACCCTCGCTGGCTGCGACATCGTCACCAACTGCCTCGTCGGGCGGCTAGAGCCCGGCGACCCTGCGGCAGTCCTCGCCCAGCAACCCAAGCGGTTCTGGCGAATTGTGGAGGAAACAGCATGAAGATCGTTGTCACCGGCTCCGCCGGCACCCTAGGCGCCCCCCTGGTCGCCGAGCTGCGGGAACGCGGCCACGACGTCTGGGGAATCGAACTCCAGCACACCGGCCAGCCCCAGACCATTCGCGCCGACGTCGCCGACTATCGGCAGCTGCGCGCCGCCTTCGACCGCGTCGGCGACTTCGACCTCGTCTACCACCTGGCCGCCGAGTTCGGGCGCATCAACGGTGAGGAGCACTACGAGCAGGTGTGGCGCACCAACGCCATCGGCACCCGCAACGTGCTTGAGCTTCAGCGTGAGCGCGGCTTCCGCCACGTCTTCGCCTCCTCCTCCGAGGTTTACGGTGAGGCCGACGCCGAAGCCATCGACGAGCGCTACCTCCTCGACAACCCGCAGCCGCGGCTGACCAACGACTATGCGATCAGCAAGCGGGTCAACGAGGAGCAGATCCGCAACTTCGCTGACCGGTACGGCACCAAGACCATGACGCTGCGGTTCTTCAACGCCTACGGCCCCGGCGAGCGGTATCACGACTACCGCTCCGTCGTGTGCCTGTTTGCCTACCGGCTCCTCACGGGCAGGCCTATCACGGTGTATGAGAACTACCACCGGGTCTTCATGTACCAGGGCGACTTCATCGTGACGCTCGCCAACGCCGCCACGAGCTTCGCCCCAGGCGAGACCGTGAACGTCGGCGGGGACGAGTACGTCAGCGTTGAAGACATGGCAAACATGCTGCTCGAGGTCACCGGCGCCCACCCGTCCCTCGTCAACCGGCTCCCGCTGGACAAGCACAACGTGACGAGCAAGAAGCCTGACATCTCCAAGGCCAAGGCACTGCTGCACCACAACCCGCGCACAAGGCTCGCTCAGGGACTTCCCCTGACCGTCGACTGGATGCGGAAGCATTACGAAATCGGAGGCTGACCGTGGCGATTAGCAACGGCTACGCAACCCTGGCGCAGATCAAGTCTGCGCTGCGCATCCCGTCCGGCGACGCCACCGACGACGCCCTCCTCGAGATGGCCGTTGAGTCCGCCTCGCGCCTCATCGACGCCTACTGCGGCAGGAACTTCATCAACGCCGGCACCGTCACCCGCTACTACAACACCGAGAACCCCTACGTCGTGCAGATTGACGACGCCCGCTCCATCGCCCAGGTCGAAACGTCCACGGGCCTCGATGGCGTGTACGACACGACCTGGACGATCGGCACCGCGGGCGGGCAGGGCGACGCCCAGCCCGAGCCGATCAACGACTACCTCGGCGGCGTCGTGTGGCCGTTCACCCGCATCCGAGCCATCGGCGACTACTCGTTTCCCACGGGGCCGGAGAATTCGATCAAGGTGCGGGCTGTCTTCGGATGGCCCAACATCCCGGTCACGGTCACCCAGGCCACCATTTTGCAGTCCTCCAGGATCTTCAGCCGCTTGCAGAGTCCCCTAGGCGTGGCCGGCTTCGGGGACATGGGAATCATGCGGGTCAGCCGTGGCCTTGACCCTGACGTCGTGCAGCTCGTCGAGGGCTACCGCCGCGTCAACGGTGTCGCATGACCGCCCTGACCGACCTGCGCACCGGGCTCGCCAACAGGCTCGCAACCATTAGCGGCCTGCGGTCCTCGGCGTACATTCCCGACAACCCGCAGCCGCCCGTCGCGGTCGTGATGCCGGGCCGCATCCAGTACGACACCGCCTTTGGGCGCGGGTCGGACGAATACCAGTTCACGATCATGCTCATCGTTGGCCGCGTGGCCGACCGGGCATCACAGACCACGCTGGACGGCTACTGCGAGTCAAGCGGCAGCCGATCAGTCAAGGCGGCAATTGAAGGCGACCGCTCCCTCGGGGGCAAGGCCTTGGATTGTCGGGTAACAGAAATGGCTAACCAGGGCTCACTTGCCATTGGCGACGTCACGTATCACACGGCGGAATTCAACGTCAGCGTCATTGCTGCCGGCTAACACAGAGAAGAAGGAGGCCACCCCGTGGCTAAGTTTGTAGGGAAGAACCTTCGCGTGAAGGTCGGCACGACCGAGCTCACGACGAACATCGCCAGCGTCGAGGTCACCGAGACTGTCGACGAGATCGAGACCACGGCGTTCGGCCAGTCTGCACGCAGCCGCATCGCCGGCCTCAAGGACGCCTCGGTCACCATCAGCCTGCACCAGGACTACGACGCCTCCAGCGTCAGCGCCACCCTCGCTGGCGTCTTCGGAGGCACGGCCAACGTGGTCATCCTCGCGGGCACCTCGCCCACACAGGGCACCGCGACGTCCACCGCACCCCTCTACACCATCCCGGTCCTCTGCTCCCAGCAGACGCCGGTCAACGGGCAGGTCGGCGACCTCGTGACATTCGACGTCACTTGGCCCGCCACCGGCGAAATCACCCGCTCCACCACTGGCACCTTCTAACCGAAAGGCAACCCTGTGCAAATCAACTTCAAGGTCACCTACGCCGACGGATCGGCGACCGACATTTCAACCGCGTCGGTCGCCGATCAGGTCGCCTTTGAGCGTCACTTTGATCGGTCCATCGCCACCCTGTCCCAGGACTTCCGCCTAGCCGATATGTGCTGGCTGGCGTGGCATGGGCTCAAGCGCACCAACCGTGCAAGCAACGATTTCGATGAGTGGCTGCCAACGGTTGAAAACGTCGAGATTGCAGATAGCGGCATTGTCCCTTTGGAGACGAGTCAGCCCACTGGCTGATTGCCTACCTGTCCTGCGAAACCGGCATTGCTCCTTCGGCGCTGCTTGCCGAGTCCGACCGCATGCTCTTCACGATGGTCCGATTCCTGCAATGGCGAAACCTTCAAGCCGCTAAGAGGTGATGTGATGCAGCTCTCCGTGCGCATTGAAGGTGCTGAGCAAGCGTTGCGGGCTCTAAGGACTATGGAGCCAGAAACAGCCAAAGAGGTTGGTCGGGAAATCAAGAAGGCCGGCGACTCCATTGCCGCCTACATCCGTGGCAACTCTCCTTCGCAGCCGCCGATGCGTGGCTGGCGCACAGAGCTGGCCCAGCGTCCACGTTCCGGTGCTCGAGGCTGGCCGGCTTGGGCTCCCATCGGGGCAAGTGTTCGACGTCGAGGAACTAGCGTCGTCGTCTCCAGTACGGGGGCATCTGCCGCGATTTACGAGTCGGCGGGCGCGGTCAACCCTAGTGGGCGCACTCAGCCTCAAGGCGAGCTCTTCGTCAACATTTTGCAGGGTCACAGCCGCATCGTTCAGTCAGGTGCCAAGAAGGGTCGTTTGGCTCGAAAGGCAGTCAAAGAGAACTACGGCCAGGTCATGCGTGACGTTGAGCAGGCATGTGAGAGGGCCGTTGAGGCAGTGAATCGGAGGATGCCCTAATGGCTATTGGCGGGTCAGGTAAGGGCATTCAGATTGTCGTTGGCGCTGACTACAACGGCAAGGATCTTGCTCGAGCGCAGCGCGACATTGACAGCTTGAAGCGCAAGCAGCAGGCCGCACTGGGCCCGATGGGCAAGATGTCTGCTGGGTTGAAAAGCCAGCTCACCCCAAACTTCATGGCGATGGGTGCAGCGGTGGCCGCCGCCGGCGCTGCCTTGGCGGCGTTTGCCATCAAACTCGGCGTGGATGCGGTTCAGGCGGCTGCGGCTGAGGAGCAGGCCGTCGCTCGCCTCTCCACGGCGCTCGACAACGTGGGTCAGGGTTTCCGCCTGGCCGAGGTCGAGGGCTTCATTGACAACTTGCAGCGGGCCAGCGGCGTCGCCGATGACGAACTCAGGCCCGCCTTGCAGTCCCTGGTCACCGCCACGGGCGACGCCAAACAAGCGCAAGACCTACTGAGTATCGCGCTCGACGTCTCCGTAGCGACGGGCAAAGACCTGACGTCGGTGGCCGCTGCCCTAGGCAAGGCGGCCAATGGCCAGTTCACGCAACTCAACCGGCTGACCAATGGCGCTCTGAACCCGTCAGTCCTTGCCACCAAAGACCTCACGCTGGTCACCGGGGAATTGGCGCGGCTGTATGGCGGCGCCGCTCAAGCCAACGCAGACACGTTCGCCGGGTCGATCGCTCGCCTAAAGATTGCAGCCGATGAACTGCTTGAGGCATTCGGCGAAGGTTTCATTGATGCCTTCACCGAAGGTGGCGACAAGACCAAGGACATCAGCGACGCGCTGAGGGCCGCTGAGCCGGGCATGCGCGAATTCGGCAGGGCTGTTGCTGAAGTGGCGAGGCTGTTTGCCATCTTCTCGCCCTACATTGACGAAGCCGTCAATCTGCTGAAATACAGCATTCCGGCTGCTGCGAGTGCCGCCGCCGCCGCGTTCCCGCCGCTCGCGCCATTCGTTGCTGGGTTCTTTGCACTGTTCGGTGCTGGCTCAGACGCGGTTGACGCTGCTGCGGCGTCTGGTGACGCCCTAGGGGATGTGTTCCACGGCCCCGTGTCAGGCGCACTGCAAACCTCTGCCTACGGGCTTGACGGTGTGGCTACATCTGCTGACGATGCCGCAGACGCCTTGAGCGACTTAAAC